CGCGCTGCAGGCTGTGGCGGCTGCACTGTACGCCATACCGCTGCAAAAGCCGGAAGAACAGAAACCCGCCGAGCCTGACGCCAGCAAGGACTTGACGGGAATTTTGATGAAGCTGGCAGAAATGTGAGGGAGTAAAACGACATGAGAAACAAAGACGAGATCAAACAGAAAAAAATGGAGGCCGCGCAGGCCCTCGCCAGCGCCATGAAGGGCGGCGACGAGCAGAAAATCCAAGAAGCGTTTGTGGCGTTCAGCACAATCACCGAGGAGGGAATCAGGGCCGAGGCCGCCGAGGCGATGAGCATTGAAAACCACGACACAACCGTACTGGCAAGCCGTGGCGTTCGCATGCTTACAAGCGCGGAAATCAAGGCTTACACCGATTTGGGGAATTCCGTTGTTGCGGCGGCGCAATCTGGCGCGCCGACAAACTGGGAAGTAACGCTGCCGGAAACCGTGATCGACGCGGTGATGGACGATATCCGGCGCGCGCATCCGCTTCTGGATGAAATCACCTTTATGAACACCCACGGCGCAATTAAGATGCTGGTGAACAAAAAGGGCGCGCAGACTGCCGTGTGGGGCAAAATCACAAGCGCGATCGCGGCAGAGCTGGAAGGCGCGTTCGACGCTGTGGACACCATGCTACTGAAACTTTCAGCGTATATGCCAATCAGCAAGGATCTGGTGGAGCTTGGCCCCACATGGATGGACGCATATGTGCGCGCCACGCTGTCCGAAGCTGTGGCGCTTGGCCTTGAGGTGGGCATTGTAGATGGAGACGGCAAGGAAAAGCCCATTGGCATGACGCGCGACGTCTCTGACACGGCGAATGTACAGGGCGGCGTATATCCTCGCATGACCGCCGTGAAACTGACGTCGCTTGAGGCCGAGGAACTGGGCAAAATCGTGGCGAAGCTGGCCCGCGATCCGCTGAACAAGGACGACAAGCACGCGCGTCCGGTGAACGGCCTGCTGCTGCTGGTGAATCCGTTCGATTACTGGGAGAAGTTTATGCCCGCGACCACGCCGCGCGCCACGGACGGAACGTTCAACCATGATGTTTTGCCCATCCCGGCAAAGATGATCCAGACCCCGGCGCTGGAGAAGGGCGTGGCGGTAATCGGCATTGCCAAGAAGTATTTTGCGGCGCTGGGCAGCCCGCGCAAGGCGAATATTGTCTACGACGACAGCGTGCGCTTTATCGAGGACGAGCGCGTATACATGGCGAAGTTGTTCGGCGCAGGCTTCCCGATGGATGAATATGCGTTCGTACTTCTGGACGTGTCCGCGCTGAAACCGTATGCACTGACCGTAAAAGTGCAGCAGGATGCGGCAGCCGCGAGTGAAACCGGAAAATAAGGAGTAAATCATGGGACAGCTACTTGAAACCACTTTGCTGGAAGAATGGGTAAACCGTCAAGATATCACGTGGGAACTGGACGAAAAGGCCCGGGAGAAAATGCTGTCTATTGTCAAAGCGTCTATGCGCACCCTGTGCAAACGTGCGGGGTGCGCACAATTGGATTTTGAGGACGAGGAGCACAAGGAACTGCTTTTTGACCTCTGCCGGTATACGCTCAACGGATGCCGTGATTTGTTTTTTGAGAATTTCAGCGGCGAAATAACGGCGCTGCGGTTAAGGGAGGCGTTCGGCGTTGGGAAACCAAAACAGGACGACGGCCAGCAGCTTTAACGACGGGCTGTGCACAATTTGGGATTCCATGGATGGCGAAGCCCCGGCCAAGGTTTATGAAAATCTTCGGTATCGGGAAGAAATCGTGGGCGCGGTTCGGTATTTTGCGGCCAAGCAGGCGCAAGTGCGTTTATCGCGTTCGATTTCCGTGCCGATGGTGCAAGGGGTGAACGCCGGGCAATTCGTGGAGATAAGGCAGGCCGGGAAACCTCTGCTGTATCAAATCGAACAGGCGCAGCACATGCGCGGCGACGACCCGGCGCACCCGGGGTGCCCATACATCAAACTGTCATTGGCAGCGCTTTCGATGGCGCAGGAGGCGGGATGGTATGGCGGAATTTGACCTCACGGCGGAAATCACAAGCGCACTGAAAAGCTGGTCGGGAGATATCGCGGACGGCTTGGACGAGCTTGTGGACGAAGAAGCCAAGGCGCTGAAACAGGATATTGTAAACGACAGCCCGGAGCTGACAGGCGATTATAAAAAAGGCTGGAAAGTTGACAAAAAGAAGTTGGGGCGCGGGAATA